CTTTATTAATTTGTGCCATTAGCTATACTCCTGTGCGTTAATTGATTTAGTACATAATGCTCTATAACCTGTTGGAACATCATATTCAAATATTCCGATACCATCATCAGGGTTTTGTGCAGAAGCTACCGCAGTTGTTCCGAAGAATCCGTTGCCGAAGTTCATTTGAAAAGTATCTGAACCACCACCTGATGTAAAACTAAAACCCCATGTTAATTCTGATGTTGCAATACTTATAGCACCAGTTCCAGTAGCACCTGATGTTGGGTCGCCACTATTTTGAAAAACACCATTTTTTGAAAAGTATAATTTGTTGTTATCTAAATCTAAAGCTATTCCTATAATATCATTTACAGCAAAAGTATTTCCATAAGCTGTGTTTGCTGGTCGTTGATTTCCACTATCTGCATAATAATAATATCCTTGATAAGTTCCTGTTAAATTAAATGTATTAGATTGATTATAGTTCATACCTTCTGGTCTTATTCCAAACATAGCTAAACTACCTACTGTATATTTACCTTCCCAATACCATTTACCTGAAGATACCATAAAATTAGAAGTGACATTGTCTGTGTTATCAGCAACATTAACTTGGGTATTTCCATTAGCTAAAGTAACTGAACCATAAGCTGAAAGCGGATTCATAGTAGCAAAAACATTAGAAGGAGTATCTATTGTCTGCGTAGGTGTGCTATTGACTGTAAAATTATTTGCATTACCTGAACTGTCTGTTCCCAAAGCACCGCTATTCTCTCCTTTTAAGAAGAAGCCATTATTTCCGTAAGTAACACTTGGGGAAGTTTTGGCTATCCATATGCCTGTAGTAGCATCTGTTTCGCCAAAAGTATCTGCATCATAAGCTAGTCCGTCAATGAAGTGTATGTGTGTCATTAAGCCATTAAAATAATCACTAGCTGATTGTTGGCGACCTATTTGCATATTTACACCATTAGCAAAAGCAGTATCATAGTTTTGAGATGGATAGGTTGTGGCACTAAAAGAAGTTACTTGCTCTCCATTAACATAAAGTTTTGCTCTATTAGAAGCTGTAGCTTGAGTTGTATCTACTGCTAATACGATATGATACCAAGCTGATACATCTCTAAAAGCCTGACTAGTTCTTAAATTTAAATTAGTTGAACCATCATAATCGTACACTCTAAAATCATTACCATTACCATTATTTTGAATAAGCATTTGAGAATTATGAGAGCCACTAGCAGACTCAAATAAAATATTATAAACATTTAATTCAGAAATTTTAATCCAAGCACTGTAAGTAAATGTTTTTCTACTTGTTGGTGTTCCTTGTGTTCTATTTAAATATGATGATGCCATTAGTTAAATTGTATTCCATTGTTGATGCCTACAGTAACAGTTATGCTAAATGCTCTGTCTGCGGTTTGTGTTTCTGCGTCTGTTGCTCTTAAAGTAAAGTTATAAACTGTTTCTCCTGTATCGCTACCACTTTCAGTTCCACTTATCACACCTGTAGAAGTATTTAAAGATAAGCCACTTGGTAACGCACCTGATTGTACTGAATAAGTTATTGCACTATCTGAAGTTGCTACTACAGTTGCAGAGAAACTTCCACCCTGTGCTACTGAACCAAGTGAGCCTGAAGCAGTTGTCCAAGTAGGTGCATCTGAAACTGTTAATAAAGCTGTGCTAGAACGAACCGCACCACCATCAGGATTTTCTACTCTGATAAAATAAGTTCCGTCAGTTGGTAAAGTTACATTAATAGTTAATTGTGTTGCTGAATCTCTTGTGACTGTATTAGCTAAAATTACTGCACCAGTAGTAGAATGAATTTCTACAGTAGGTGTGATGACAAAGTTTGTTCCTGTGATAACTATATTAGAAGCTGTGTTGTCTACTGTTTGAGGAGCAATAGAAGTAATAGTTGGTAGAGTTGCTTCTGTACCAGCTAAAACAACTGTGTCATTTGTTTGATTAAAAGTTCCAATAGTAATCCATGCGTCATTATCAGCATTACGAATTTTAAGTTGATTGTTAGCTACATCATACCACCATTGATAAGCATAAGTAGTAGTTGGCTCAGAAGAACCACTATTATTAGAAGCTACTGCTGATAAGCCATTATTTAAGTCCGTTCTAAATGAAGGGAATGTTTGGTTATTAATTATATAATCGTGTTGAGCCATTAAAATCCTTTTGCAATCATGTCAAATGTTCTTGATATTGCTGTATCACTAGAATCATAAAAAGTCACTTGAAAATTACTTATAGTCTTATTAGTAACTACAAAATAATCTCCCGTTGCCATATTTTCTCCAGTGATGCCTACTGCGTAATTAGCTGTTTTAAATGGATTTGTAAAGGTAACTGTTTTAGTACCAGCACCACTCACAATATCATTCTCACTTTGTATTCTATCTTCCATGTCAATACTTACAGATAAAGCACTAATCACTGGTGTTGTTGCCTGATCTCTTGATATTAAATACAATCTAAACTTATAATATCTAGCTGTGTAATCCCCAATAACAAAGTTTCTAAATTCAGTATAGGTTATGTTATCATCAGATAAAGCTATTTCTAAATGTGCGTTGGAGTTAGATACTGAATCTCCGTCAAATGAACCAGTTGCATCATCAAAGAGTGTGAAACCTCTACCACTATCAAATAGATCAGTAGGGTCTTCTGCAAACTGAGTAATAGAAGCTGTTACCCTTGAAGTATGTACTGCACCAATATCAATAGGTGCTGAAAAGTCATAGATACCATCTGAAGCTAAAGAGGTAAGTTTTAAAGTATTGTTTTCTAAAGTAATGTTGGTTTTAGCACCAGTAAAATTAGGACTCTCTGTTTGAGTAGCCACACTATTAAAGTTTCCAATAGCAAGAACATTAGTAGAAACGATTGTTTCATTAATACTAAAGTTTCCAAGCTTATCTACTGCCTTGATTAAATAACTACCTACCCTTGCTGGTACAGAAATTGAAGTCGCTGGTCTTGATACTTTCTCAATTAAAGAAACTGAGTTCTGCCATTCAGCACCAGTAGTTAATGTTGAATATCTAATTTGATAATATGCAAGGTCAAGGTCTGTTACCGCTTCCCAGTTTAGATGTGCTTCTTGTCCTAGAATATTACATGAAAAATCTGTTACTGTACTTGGTGGAGCAACTGCACCTACAATAACTCTTTGTGCAGATACATAAGTAGATGATACTCCAATATTATTAATAGCCTTAACTCTTACATCATAAGTTTCTTGGTCAATCACATTAAGAACCCTTTGATTTAATCCAGTACCTTGTGCGTGTATTTGATAATCTGTTTCTGTGTTTTTCTTATATTCCACTTGATAAAAATCTACAAAGCTATCAGGACTTGCACCTACTTGAATATCTAGTGCTACAATAACAGTACCATCATTGTATTGAATAAGTTGGTCAGATAAAGTTACACTTGCTGGTGGTTGAACATTAAAAGGATTGGGTAAAGTAGTATCAGGTATAGTTGGTGCTTCTGACTTGGTACTCCAAGCATAAAAATTATCTTGGTGTTCAAATAATTGTACATCAACTGTTAAATCTTCATTAATAGTTAATCCTTGCACCACAAAAGGTTTAGCATTAAATCCACCACTTGGATAAGTAATAGCCACAATCTCTCCAATAGATAAATCTAAAAATTCAGAAGTTAATCGCAATTGTATTTGTAATTGGTTTCTTGATCTTCTTAAAATAACCTCACACAAAGCTTCTGCTTGATAAGGACTAGTAATATTATTAAATTCAAAGTTACCTTCTAATAAAGTGTCATTATCCTCAGCTAACATTGTTGCGTGTCTATCAGCTACTGGTAAAGCTGAATCATCTGCTGGTGGATAGTTAATCGTATCTGCTTGATAATTCTTTTCAGGATTAATAAATGTTCCTATAACTCTATTGTATTTGTTCCCTTTTCGTTCTCCTAATACTTTTGCACCACCTATTACATTATCAGAAGTAATCGTTTTAACTGCTGATCCTGTTCCTTCAATTTGAAGTTTATAAACCCCTAGAGTGTAAGTAAAAAAAGACCTCATAGGGTTTAAGAGTTTCTTTACATTCTCAATGACTTTCTGTGATGTATCTACAACTGCATTGGTATCAAATAAATTAATATCACTAGCACCTGAGTATGGAGTTACTTGTGTTTCGCAAGTATTGGCAGAAGTTTTAAAAGAAGCAAAGTCTGATTCAAAAGCAGAGTCAGGCAATCCTTTTCCATATCTGCCATTTCTTAAATAATCTAATAAACATAAA